CCATCATATACTGTAAAGGTAAATGAAATAGGTATTGAAGAAATTATATTAAGACCATTTAGAATACCAACAGATGCGAATGGTTCTATGTGGATCAATCCTAATTATAAGTTTACGGAAATAGACTACGTGTCCAATGTGTCGCTACCTGATCTTCAAGGTCGTACTGTTCTTGTTGGTCTGACTGCCAAAGGTCTAGCTGCTCAGATTCCAACTTCAACTGGATTGCGCTCTGCTCATCAATTACAAGCTGCTTCAATTTCAACCTTAATGGACCAAGAAACTCTTCGTCGTCCCGTGTGGGCGGATCTTCTGGAGATTGCGGTAATGGCAGTTGGAGCTGTACTTCTTCTACTTGCTGTATATTATTTACCGGTTTGGTTTTCTGGTTCATTATTTGTTATACTCACATCATCATTAACTTATGGTTATTGGTATATATGGACAGAGAATAGTATATTATTATCACCACTCTGTTCTATAGTATTATTTATAATAACATTTATGAGTGCTTCTTTTAATAACTTTTATAAACAGTTTGTATTAAGGCAACAGATCAAGAAGCAGTTTGGTACATACCTATCGCCTGATATGGTGAATGCATTACAGAAGGATCCATCGCTATTAAAGCTTGGTGGTGATCGCAAGGAGATGACGTTCTTGTTTATGGACATATGTGGCTTCACCCCCATATCAGAACATTATAAAAATAACGATGATCCAGAAGGATTGGTTGAATTGGTTAATGAGTTCCTTGATGCCATGACAAAGATTATATTAGCAAATGGTGGTACAATCGATAAGTACATGGGTGATTGTATTATGGCCTTTTGGAATGCACCATTAGATTGTCCTAATCATGCTGATATGGCAGTTAAATCAGCAAGAGAGATAGAAGCTAAAACAAACGAATTAAAAGAAGTTTATAAGGAACGTGGACTACCTGATATAAACGTCGGCACTGGTATTAATACAGGTGATTGTATTGTAGGTAATATGGGTAGTGAATCAAGGTTCGATTATTCTGTTATTGGTGATGCGGTTAACCTTGCAGCACGTTTAGAGGCGACGGCAGCACGACATGAATATAAAGAGTATAAAACACTTATATCGTCATATACAAGAGATCAATTAGAAGACCCTGAAACATGTCATAAAATTGGCAGTATTAAGGTAAAAGGCAAGGAAGAAGAGATAACGATCTATAGCCCGTGACCAGGTCTGATATACTGGTCTCGAGACTAATTATTTTAGTATAGTCTCCGGTTAACCTGTACAAATTGTCTAAATATGATATAATAGTACCATAAATTAATAAATCACTTAAGGAAAGAATATGACTGAATTAGAACTTTTAAAGGAACAATGGTCGGAGCAGATGTTTGAGCAACGTGCTAATGGCATCGATACTGAATCATTTGAAGATTGGAATCATAAGAGAATGGCTCGTATGGAGTTCTTTGAATCTTTCGAAGCAGAGCGTAAAGCAGCTAAGAAAATTGCTGCTATTCAAAAGGCTAACGCTGATGCTCGTATGAAGTTCTTCAATGAGTGGAAGAATGCTGAATCTGATGCTGAATCAATTGCTGAAGCGAGGTCTTCATAATGTTTACAACTAGGTTATTCGGTAAGTTATTTACCATAGAGTTTCGTAACGGCGTTGGTATTGATTTAGAGTTCGTTGATAGTAAATTGGTATGGACACAAGCTGCAAGTGATTCAGAGTTCGAACCATTACCCTTTGAAGGCACTGTTATTTTACTGCCATTCATCTGTATAACATACGGCATCATCTATAGGGAAGGCGAATGATATATCCTAAGTCACAATATAAATGGTTGAAAGAGATCACTCAATGGGAGTGGCCAAATCATACATATATTTTGAATAAAGCAGGACACTGCGTAGCATATATAAAGAGGGAGACAACAGAAGTCATTACTTTTGATCATCCCAAGAAGCAGTTTTCTAAAACTCGTAGGAAGTTTATAGAGGTAAAGTAATATGCCACATTTGGCAATTAGCGGTCAGGTAGCACAGAAGAAAAAGATTGAACAGTACGTTGTTAATCTATGTCGTGCACTTAATATAAACCGCATGCACTCAAAACTAATCTTTTTAAATTTTAAAACAGACCTTGGCGATCGTTACGGCGATTGCTGGGGTGATAGTAAAGTAGGATATGTAGACATCAATATCGGTCGCAAACTAGAGGGTGAGAAGATACCATTCTCTGATATGATGCAGACCTTAGCGCATGAAATGGTTCATGCCAAACAATACTTCCGTAAAGAACTAAACGGATACGCTACTACATGGAAAGGTAGAAACGCAGGTGGATACAAATACGAGAATCAACCTTGGGAGCGAGAAGCTCACCGCCTCGAGGCCAAGTTATACGCTGAGTGTTGGCCTGACTAATAACCTTAATATAGTCTCCTGTTATTGCAAATAAGCCTGTACAAATTGTCGAAAATGGTATAGAATGGTACCATAAATTAATAAAACAAGTGAAGGAAATTATATTATGAAAAAATCTTTATTAAACGCAATTAACAACATCTCTTCAACTGAAGAGTTAAATGCAGCAATTGACTTAATTAAAATTAAGCAGAAGCAGCTACGTGCTATTACATCTGCTGCAAAACGTGCTACTTTCGCTCCTGGTGATCATGTAGTAATTAACAGTAGAAAAGGTCGAATGACTGGTATCGTGTCAAGAGTTAAACGTACTAAAGCCGTTGTTGATATTGATTCAGTATTATTCAACGTACCATTATCAATCATGGAGGCAGCGTAACATGAACTTTATTCTTGGTCTATTAAGCGGATTCCTAGTTATGGGATCCGTTGGAGGGCTGGAAACAGGGTCGATGTCTATACCACAGACGTTATTAATGTCGACCATAGGGTTTATTATTGCAGGTTATTTGGTAAAAAAGCAAGGAATTAGATTATGATTATTGTACAAAGAACTTCACCTGTAACAGGTAAGGATAAAACAATGGCAATCAATGCTACCAATGAGCAGTACATAGCATGGATTGATGGTACACTTATTCAAGATGCCATGCCACAGCTTTCAGCTGATGAGCGTGAATTCATTATTTCAGGATGTACATCAAAAGACTGGGAGCAACTAAACGGCTAAGGAGAAGGCTATGGATGTTATGACAATAGCAAGTGGAATGTTTATCGGTAACCTCTTAACAATTGTTACTATTTTATTCATACAAGGTGCAGCCGGAGTAGCTGCAGCAAATCAAAACGAAGAAGGCGAAGATTAAATGTTATATGGTTTATTTTTATCAGTTGGTTCACTAATACTTGTTATAGGCATGTTTGAACTAGTTGGTTTAGGTCTCTATCAAAAGAAAAACAAGGATTAAGGAAACAATAAAAATGGTCTGGTGCGTGAGTTGGTATAACAAACAAGGAGAACGTCGTATAGAATGGAATGTCCCTGACCCTTGGTTCTTAAAAGAAAAATTAATTGAAGATGGTATTGATGCGGATATTATCGACATATATGAGAAGGATGTATCTTGAGTAGAAATCCAAAGTATACACTAGATTGGTATTTAAAATGGGCAGCATGTATCTTACTTTTAGTTGCAATGTCCATACGAGGAGTCGATGGTTACTATATACACGACCTTGTGCTATCAATCATAGGCGTATTTTTATGGTTAGCTGTATCGGTTATATGGAAAGATAGAGCACTTATATTATTAAATAGCGTTGGTTTAGTTTTAATGGTTAACAATTTATTTGCAATTAATTGAAATAAACACTGTACAAACACATTAAACTGTGATACAATGACTATATAAATTTAATGGAGAAGTATATTATGTCAACAGCATATGAGCAAGTAATGGCTGAATTGAAAGCAGAAAAATCAAAGTATTTTAAAGAGAAAAAAGCAAGACGCTCGGCAGCACGAGTAGAAGCTAAGAAGTTCAAGAAAGAACAAAGTAAGTTAACCAAACAAGTTTATAAAGCTGGTCATCAAGCACCAAGCTCCTTAGAATGTAATAGTCCGAAGAACATGTACTACAGTGATAGTGAAACTAAAAGCTATCTAGCAGGTACTTCTTATATTGACACATATAATTCTATGAAGAACGACTGGGATTAATATAATGGCTACTAATTATATTGGCTCACTTCGATACGATCCGCACGGCAGAAAGCGTAAGTCCAAAGCGTTTCGCAAACCTAAGGCAATGGTTTCTAAATCTACAGAAGCCTACGTGCCAACTCACCAACCTCCAAGACTGATAAAGGATTACCCTTCGGCTTCTCTTCAACCGCCTCAGAAGACAGCTAGCGACGACCAGTCATGGAGAGCAGAGGCCTCTAAAAACTTTACAGTAGCACCCGCATATAATAAGGGTGCGTATCAAGTTATCTCTCGTGATAACGTAAAACACATAGGTAAATAATAATGAAACAACTTATAGAATATGCAACACCTTTTTTCCAAGGAGTAATACTGGGGTTCATTGCCGTATACGGCTACAACTTTATTAACAGCTTATTTGGAGCATAATATGAAAGAAACAACTAAAACATTTATTGACGGGCTATGCGTTGGCGGCTCATTCACTTACTTAGCAGTAGGGATAGCAAATTTATATGGATGGCCTACAGTATTCATCGGTCTCGGTATCATAGCATTTAGCTATTGCATGCTAACAATTGCTGTAGCTGCTGATGAAGAACGTAGATGGCGCCGTAAAAATTATGAGAAAGGAACACATGATTACTACGGTAATAAAGTAGAAAATGAAACCAAATAAGCTAGAAAAGTTATTTGATCGTCTAAGACAGGATGGATGGTACTGTGGCTGGAGTCTTACGTGCTGTTCATCCTGCGCCTGGATGGATGTCCCTGATTACTTTGATGCTAAGTATGACAAGGACGGATATCTCATCCGCGAAGATAAAGAAGGTAATGAAATAGAGTATCAGGAAGTTGACCTCACTAAAGTCTTGTTTAATCATGAGCAAGACTGTGAGATCGACCCATTAGACCGTGAGGAGCAGAAGGATAGCTGCTTTTGTTTTAACGGCGATAAAAAAGGTGTTGCTAATTTAAAGGTTATATTACCAATTATTGAAGAGATGGGTTGTACATATAATTGGAATGGCAAAGGCGACACACGAATAACAATAAACTGGGAGTAAGATTATGTCAAATTATATGGAACTATCAAGGTATTATGGCGAAAACAAAAGAGCTGATGTGATTAAATGTGTATCAGAAGATCGTTATGGTGTTAAGTTTTTTGTGGAAGATAATAGTTTAGGTATTGAGTGGTACGATGGCAAATCAGAAGCATATGTAGAAGATGCTGCTGAAAACTGGGTTGAAGGTATTAAGGAGACTCCAGTATTTTCAAATTAACCCTGTACATTTTGCGAGACATGTGTTATAATAGACACATATTAAATAATGGAGATAAATAATGGCTGCAGAGAATAAAGTAAGAACTAAGATGCGGAAGAATCGTTATACCATTGACGATAAGTATATGGGCGTTGAGCCATTTTGGGAACAAGGTAAAACACCAACTGATCCAGCAGAACGCCAGCTACAATGGGGTAAAGCTGCACAATGGTACAACTACTTCTATAAGCTCAAAGACTATGTTCCTTATGTTATTCAGTATGCCGAAGAAGTACACTCCTATAATAAAGACGACATCAAATCGCTGAAGGCATGTGAAGATTGGCGAATCGTTATGGGCATCGGTGGTGTTGCTCGGTTGCATTTTAGGGGGTGGGATCATGAGCAGGCTATACATGATCAAACGAAAGAAAAGCTTGATGTTGCTGTTAAGTATGGTAGAACTGTTAAAGAAGAAAAGCAAGAAGAGCAAGCAACTGCTGCGCCAGTTATCTCAATTGCAGAACGTACGCGAATGAAGATGATGGATACAGTTTACCCTGAGTTCGAAGATAGTATTATTGAAGGCTGGGTAGACAATAACTTTAAAGAAACGTTTGATGTATTTAATACATTTAAGAGACACGGATTAAAGGGTAATGCAATCAATGGCTTTAAAGAATTGATTGATACCGAATATCAGCTAATTAAAGATGCACTTGATAAAAACTGTGAGCAGGCTGTAGAAGCTTATTCACATATTACTACTGGCAATAAACGTAAAATGATTAAACAGATAGAAATTATATTTGATGATCTTGAAAAGTTACGTCAGTCATTTAAAGCTACACGTACGGTTACCACTAAGACAACCAAACGTAAGTCAACAGATGCTCAAGTTAAGAAACTTAAGTACAAAGCAGAAGACAATGAGTTTAAAATTACTTCTATTAATCCAGTTACGATACCTGGAAAGGAAACACTCTACGTCTTTAATACAAAATCGCGAACTCTCTATCAGTATGTAACTGCGGCTACAGCCGGATTTGAGATTAACGGAACAAGTATTAAGAACTTTGCACCTAATCTATCTAAGTGTACCAAGCTTAGGAAACCAGATGATGTTATTCCTTTAATATTAACCAAAACGCCGAAACAGATTGAATCCGAGGTATGGAAATCCATTACCACAAAGGTCAAGGAATGTAACGGTAGACTTAATGCCGATTGTGTATTATTGAGAGTTGTATGATAGATGATGAAGAAATAACCAAACATAAAATCATGACCAAGAAAAGATTCTCTATGGCTGTTGAAAATGTAGTAGCTCAGCATAAGAATGTGTCTTATATCGATGCTGCAGTGATGGTCATAGAAAAACGTGGTATGGACTATACCAATTTAAAACGATTACTTAGTGATTCACTGAAAGCTAAAATAGAGAATGAAGCGTCTGAACTAAGATTAATTAAAACCAAAACCGGAAATAAACTACCAATATAGGAAAGATTATGAGTAATGTGATACTGCCATCGTCAGATGCAGACAAACGAAGAATCAAGGGTTGCGTTGAAGAGATCGCAAATGCAATGACTATGATTAAAGCACAGAAAGATTTTATTAAAGAAGCTGTCGCCTCATGCGCAGAGGAAGTCGAAGTAGACAAGAAGTACCTACGAAAGCTAGCCTCTATCCACTATAAACAG